CGTGGAGGCGATTGGAGCGGTGCACGCTCCGGCTTCCTTGAGTGGAAGACGCGAGGGGCGTCAGAGGGGCGTCAGAAGGCCGACAAACGCTGAGCAAATGGCGAGGAGCAGTTGCGAGACTCGCCCGCCGCGCACAATGTGCTGTTGCACCAAGGCCGGACGAGCAAGCTTAGCCCTATCGGATGGACCGCTCGATTATGAAACTCTCTTTCAAACGCCGCCATCTTTCTCTCACCGACTTTCCGGCCGTCGAGTTACCCGACATGACCGTAATCATGGGGCGGAATGGCAGCGGAAAAAGTCACTTACTCCAGGCCATCATGGACGGCGACATCGAGACGAACGTTCTTGACCCGCGCGACCTTCAGCACATAAGCCTAATAACGCCTGACAGCATAGCGTATCGAGACTATCGCTTCTTTGAACCTTCATTCAAGAAGGACAATGGCGATGAGTTGATTGAAGAGTACAAGAAACTGAGAGGGCAAATTGGGTATTTTACATCCAAGCTGATTGAATTTACAGGATCTACCGAACTGAGATCAATGGTGTCCGAGGATATATGGGCAATTGATCCCGAAACATTGATCGATAGATGCAATTTAGACAGGGGTGTATTCTCCGCTATTAGACGGGAAGCAAATGAGGCCCTATGGGCGGTCATGGAGAACCATGGGATCTCACGAGACCTTAGACAGCAAATTGATAAGATGAAGGAGATATACGGACACGAAATCGTTTCCGTTGGTGTGGATGATTTTCGAAAAATATTGAATAAAACGGCGACAAACCCTTTCTCGATGGCGATAAATCAACTTTTTGTCTCCTACCGAAACAAGATTTTAGATAATTACATTGAGCTTGGCCGCGACACATCGCGAACCACAAAGAATGGCCTAGACCAGGAAACGTTCGAAGCACGCTACGGGCGTGCGCCCTGGGAGCTGTTGAACGAAGCGCTGCGAGCCTTCGAACTTCCATTTGAGGTAAATTCCCCTGCGATGAATTATCTTGAAGCATTCGGCGTTAAATTAAAACACATCGATACGCAGGAGGATGTAGATGTTGGCCAGCTATCGGCCGGTGAGAAGGTTCTTTTTACGTTTGCGCTGGCGACAATAAATATTGTCGATGCCGAGGATTTGGTAATCACAAGGCCGAAGATACTGTTACTGGACGAGATCGACTCCCCATTGCATCCGGGAGTTACAAAAAGGATAATAGAGCTTGTAGAGCGGGTGTTGGTAGGTGATTTCGGCATTAAATGCATAATCGCGACGCATTCACCGACAACCGTTGCAATGGCTCCGGATTCATCTCTGTATGAGATGAGGGGGGCCAAGGGTCTCTGCAAAATATCAAGGCGAGAGGCAATAAACAGTCTGACTATTGGTATCCCGACCTTATCGATAGATGCATCTGGGACAAGGATTGTTTTTGTAGAAAGTGATAACGACGCACGTATATACGGCTCTATATTTTCTTTCATAAAGCCCATTATTAAGAGCGAAAAAACGTTGGCGTTTTTACCCACCGGGACCAGTATCAAGAGTGTAGGCACACTGAATGGAGGCAGCTCCATTGTTAGTTCGATCGTTAATTCAATAAATTCGCTTGGGGCCATGAAAGTTTACGGGATAGTAGACTGGGATAATCGTAATAAAGAAGAGCAAATGGTAAAAGTTCTTGCCCCTGCTTTGGCATACGCGATCGAGAATGTAATTCTGAATCCACTTCTTTTGGGTGTCTTTCTATTGAAATTTCAAGCGATGGTGCCACCGGAAATCAGTGGCAAATACACGTTTGTCGATATTGGTAATCTTGATGACAAGGAACTTCAAGTAATAGCAAACTCAATACAAGATCGAGTTGTTTCGGAAGAAGGTCGCGGAAAGGTTGTTTCATTCACTTGTCTTAATGGGCGATCGTTTGATGTATACGAAGAGTTGGCCCATATGAATGGGCACTCGTTAGAAGGGCTTTTAAAAGCCAATTTCAGCTTCCTCTCCAGTTCTCTATGCGGAAGAAGTCTAATGCAAGGCGTGGTAAAGCACGTCATCGGAGAGCTCCCCGGCCTTTGTCCACTCGCGGTATGCAACCTCTTTACGGCGATCGGCAACGACCCCAGCTGATCACGGGCTCGGGGATCTTCGATCCCCGCTTTGCCGCGAAATACCGCCCATGGTGATCAAACCGATCACCACAACGGGCGGTTCGCCGTGGCATCCAAGACCCGCACCATCGAGATCTTCCGACCGGGAACGCTGACGTCGGCCGAGGGTCGGACGCTGACGTTCTCGGCCGAGGACGTCGCGGCGATCGCCTCGGCCTATGATCCGGCGGCCGCGCCGGCACCGATCGTCATCGGACATCCGACCATGGATGCGCCGGCCTACGGGTGGGCCACCGCGCTGCGCTGGGACGCAGATCGCGAGCGCCTGCTCGCCGATGTCGATCAGGTCGACGCCTCCTTCGCGGAGGACGTGCAGGCCGGCAAGTACAAGCGCGTCTCCGCTTCGTTGTTCGATCCGACCAATCCGGCAAACCCGAAGCCGGGTAGCTGGTATCTCCGACACATCGGTTTTCTCGGCGCCACCGCGCCGGCGGTCAGTGGCCTGGAGCCGGTCAGCTTCGCGGCCGCCGCCGACGCCACGCTCGAGTTCGGCGAGGCGGGCTTCCGGGACGTCGCCACCCTGTTCCGGTCTTTGCGCGACTTCTTCATCGAGAAGTTCGGCCTCGAAACTGCGAACCAGGCACTGCCCGACTGGACGATCGGCTGGATCGATAGCCAGGGCCAGCCCGACGCCGACGATCCGCGGCCGGTCGGCACCAGCTACGCCGCACTTCCCTCGATCTTCCCCCAGGAGCAGACCATGACCGACAAGACCAAGGCCGCCGGCACGGCGGACCTCGACGCACGCGCGGCCGAACTCGACCGGCGCGAACGCGATCTCCTGCACCGCGACCACGTCTCCTTCGCCGAGGGCCTGGTGCGCGAGGGCCGGCTGATCCCGGCGAGCAAGGAGCGCGTCGTCGCGCTGCTCGACGCGGTCGCGCCGGCCTCCGCCAACCTCGGCACCGTGTCGTTCGCCGCCGGCGACGGCAAGACCGCAACCGCCTCCGCTGCCGACCTGGTTCGCGAGGTGCTCAGCCAGCAGCCGAAGGTGGTGAGCTTCGGGTCCGCGGTGCCGCCTGAAGATCCGCGCCGTGGCGCCATCGCCGACTTCGCCGCGCCCGCCGGCTACACCGTCGACCCCGATGGGGCCGCCGCGCTCGCGAAGGCCCGCGCCTACATGGCGCAGCACCCCAACGTCAGCCTCGTCGATGCCGTTCAGGCGGTCCAGGACCGCTGAGGAGGAGCCATGTTCGCATCCCGTTGCCTGCTCACCCTGAGCGCGGTCGCCAAGGGCATCCTCAAGGCCAACCGCTTCGTCACCTATGGCGATGTCGCCGCCGGGGCAGGTGCCCCGATCAAGGGCGTCGCACTCTACGACGCCGGCATCGGCGACGACGTGGCGATCCAGGCGCTCGGGGAGATCGCGGTCGAGGCCGGCGGCGTCATCGCCGCGGGTGATCCGATCATCTCCGATGCGGATGGTCGCGCCGTGACGGACGCCGGCACCTCTCCCAACCGCTTCGGGCGCGCGCTCTCGGCCACCACGGCCGCGGGTCAGCCCGTCATCGTTCTCACCCGCTGACGAGGTCGCCCCATGACCGGAATGTCTCCCAACCAGGCACGGGTCGTTGATCCCGTCCTCACCACTCACGCGCGCGGCTATCGCAATGCCAACTTCATCTTCGACGAGGTCGCGCCGACGGTCGACATCCCCGCTGCCGCCGCCCGTGTGCTCGCGTTCCGCAAGGACGACTTCCGTCTGATGGCGACCCGTCGCGCCTCCGGTGGCGACGTTCCGGTCGTCGAGTTCGGCTACGAGAGCGATCCGATCTCGATGCACCAGGACGCGCTCGACGCCTCCGTTCGGCGAGAGGTGCAGGAGGAGACGTCCGTCACCGTGCCCGGCCTCGATCTCGGAGCGCGTGCGGTCGACAAGGTGACGCGCATCATCGATCTCGGGCACGAGAAGGCGACCGCCGACAAGGTGACGAACCCGGCCACCTATCCGACCGGCAACAAGATCGCGCTCGCCGGCACCGATCGGTGGAACGACGCCGCGTCGTCGCCGTCGGAGCAGGTCGAAGACGGCAAGCTCACGGTCGCGAGCCGGATCGGGCAGGAGCCGAACCGCCTGTTCCTCGGCCGCGACGTGTTCAGCGCCCTGCGCTTCCACCCGAAGATCCTCGACCACTTCAAGTACACCTCGGCCGACATGGTCACCGAGGCGGTGCTCGCGAAGTACTTCGATGTCGAGAAGGTCGTGGTCGGCCGCGCCGTCTATCTGCCGGCCGGCGCCGGGGAAGACACGCCGGCGAGCTTCGTCTGGGCCGGTCTCGCGCTACTCGCCTTCGTCAATCCGACGCCGACCTGGGACGAGCCGTCCTTCGCCTACACCTACCGCCGCCGCGGCTATCCGATCGTCGAGCAGCCCTACTGGCACGGCCCGAGCCGATCGCACCGTTACGGCGTGACCCAGCAGCGTGCCCCGGTCATCTGCGGCGCCGAGGCGGGCTTCCTGTTCCAGACGCCGATCGGGTGACCGCCATGGCCGAGCGCAAGGTCTACCAGCTCGTCGGGCGGGTGCGCCGGGACGGCAAGGCGTACGGCCCCGGCACGGATCGGCCGACGATCGACTTCGACGAGGCCGAGGTCGTCTGGGCACAGGCGCTCGGCGTGCTCGGCGAGGAGGTGCTGGGCGCCCCGGTCTCGCCGCCGCCGGATGGCTCGAACGCCCACGGCATCGGTCCGGATACCGACGGCGGTCCGAACCCGAACGACGTCGCTCCGGCCGAGCCGGTCGCCGCCGACCAGCCGTCGACGAAGAAGCCGCGCCGCGGCGCCAAGTGATCCTCCCCCGGTCGCGGGGGAGCGGCCGACCGGGCGGCCCAATACCCGGACCATTCAAGGATAGGCGCGATGACCGACGAGACGAAGATCGAGGGCCTGCCGGTGGCCGGCTACCGGGCACAGTCGCCGCACGCGATCGAGCTGGTCAACCAGAACAAGCTCTCCGAAGAGGCGCTGCTCCGCCGGTTGGACCTGCTCAAGGGCGATCCGGAGATCGACCAACGCTGGCTGGCGCTCGCCCGTACCGACATCGAGCGCGGCTTCATGGCCCTGAACCGCGCGATCTTCTGCCCCGAACGCGTCAAACTCTGAGGAGAGTGCCCGTGCTGCTGACGGTCGACCAGTTCATCGCCCGCGTTGGCACCGCCGAGGTCGAGCAGATCGCCGGGGTCGGCGGTCGGTTCGATCGCGCGGTCGACCGCAACCGCGTCGCGGCCGAACTCGGCGCCGCCAGCGACCAGGTCGAGGGCTATGTCCGGACGCGCTATCCGCGCGCGCTGAACAACCCGCCCGAAATGTTGCTCGGCTTCGTCGCCGACATCGCGCGCTGGCGCCTTCGCGCCGCTGGCGGTCAGCAGTCGGCCATGGCGACCACGATCAAGGAACGGTACGACGCGGCGATCGCCGCGCTGAAGGACATCGCCGCGGGCCGCCTCGTGCCGCCGGGGCTCGGCTCGACGGACGCCGGCGGCGATCCGGTCGCTCCGGTCGCCGGGCTCGACACCCGCGTGCTCTCCGCCGCGCCGCCGGCCCGCGCCGGCCGTATCCTGGAGGGCTTCCGATGAGTGTGGTCGACCAGGTCGTTGCCGCGGCCGTGGCCGAGATCGAGCGGCCGCCGGGCATCGTCGCCCGCATCGCGGCGGCGATGGAAGCGACGCTCAACGAGACCCTGCCGAACCGCGTCCACGTCGACCGATTTCCGGCCCGGCCGACGCAGTACGACATGGCCGGCCGCGACGCCGTGGTGCTTGTCGCCTACCAGGGCTCGAAGTTCCCGGACCCGGCGACGCCGGACGCGGTCATCCAGCTGCGCGAGATGACCTTCGACGTCGTCGTCCTGGTCCGCGCCCTCGACGGCATGGACGAGAGCTACTGGGTGCTCGACGCGGTCTATGAGGCGATCGGCGGCAAGTCCTTCGCCGGCGCGCGCCCCGCCTACGCGAGTTCCGAAAAGCTCGAAGACGAGCACGAGGGGATCTGGCGCTGGGTGCTCGCCTTCACGATCGGCGCGCCCGCGCCGTCGCTACCGCCTCGGCCCGACGGGCCGCTCGCCAGTTTCGCGCGCCGGTGACCCGGCCCAGGAGGTGACCATGCCCCGCTACGTCTGGCACGGCCCGGCCGGTGCGATCGAGATCCTCGATCCGGCCTCGACCGACGCCATGCCCAGCTTCGTCTTTTCCGGCCCGGTCGCTTCGGGCCGCGAGATCCCGGTCGACCTGCCGGCCGACAATCCGCAGGTGGCGACACTCGTCGCCCGCCAGCTCCTCGTCGAGGCGCCGGCCGAGGTCACCCGTACCAAGGCCAAGAAGGAGGCCAGCACCGATGGCTGAGTATCATCACGGTCCCGAGGTCATCGAGCGTTTCGAGGCCGGCACCACGGTCCGCGACGTCAAGGCCGCGGTGCTCTATCTGATCGGCACCGCACCGGTGCAGGTCGGGCACGCGACGCCCGAAGCCCGCGCGCCCTATATCGAAACGGACGTGCTGATCCGCTCGAAGGCGGATGCGGTCGCCGCCTTTGGCCCGTTCGACACGCCCGGCGCCTACACGATCCCGAAGGCGCTGCATGCGATCTTCAACAAGGACCGGGGGTCGGGTGTCGGCACGATCATCGTCCGCAATGTGTTCGATCCGGACGTCCACAAGACGGGCGGCACTCCGGACCCGACCCTGGTCGACGCCGCGGCGATCATCGGTGGCCTCGACGTCGCCGGCCGGCCGAAGGGCCTGGAGGCGATCCCCTACACCTACCAGCAGTACAGCTATTTTCCGCGCCGGATCATCGCGCCGGGCTACTCGACGCTGCTCGCCGTGCGCCAGGCCATGCTCGGCCACGCGAGCAAGGTCCACGGCCATGCGATCGCCGATCTCCCGCCGGGCCTGACGCTCAATCAGATCCTCGCCAAGCGTGGCGTCGCGCAGGACTACCAGGCGAGCGACGACCGGCTCGTCTACTGCGCGCCGCACGTCAAGGCGCTGGATCCGGTCACCGCCGACCAGTCGCTCCAACCGCTGTCGACGCATTTCGCCGGCGTCTGGAACGAGGTGGTGCAGCGCGAGGAGGGTGACAACGACGGCGGCCCGGCGGCTTCGCCCTCGAACCGCAAGATGTCGGACGTCTCCGGCATGGAGATCCCGGTGCGCTTCTATCCGGGCGACCACAGCTCGGACACGAACGCGATCAACCAGGCCGGCATCGTCACGGCCAACATGGGTCTGTTCGGCGCGGGGATCTCGACCTGGGGCGCGCATGCATCGAGCGTCGGGGCGACCGGCGCCAGCGAGGTCACCCAGTGGCTTCACGTCCGCGCCATGTACGACGTGCTGCACGAGGCGATCCTCTACTACCTCATGCCCTACATCGATCGCCGCGGCACCCCGCAGCGCGTCGAGTACATCGAAGAGCAGATCCAGAAGTACATCGCCACCAAGGAGCGCGACGGCTGGCTCTACGGCGCCCGGTTCCGCTTCGATCGTGCGAAGAACACTGCTGAGGAGATCGTGGGCCAGGGCCGGTTCTGGTACCGGCTCGACGGCGCGCCGATGGGCATCATGCACCGCATCACGGTCGAGAGTTACATCGACCTCACCTACGTGACGACGGCCCTCGGCCTCGGCGCGGCGGCCTAAGGAGACGCGACCATGGCTCGGGAAATCAGGGTCGGTCAGACCACCAATGCCGATGTCTACCTGAACGGCAATCGCCACGTCGGCCGGATCAAGTCGGCCAAGTTCGACAAGATCGCCTACGAGAAGGTCACTCACTCCGCGCTCGGCATGGTCGGGAAATGGGACGGACCGTCGCGCGCCTTGGAGCCGGTGAAGTTCAAGGTGCAGTTCTCCTGGCTCGACACCGACAGCATGCTGGCCGGCTGGTCGCCCACGAAGGCGCTCGATCTCATGTTCGAGAAGTACGTCGACGTCTTCGACGGCGACGGCCTGGTCACGGCCGAGGGCTACCGGGTCATCACCCAGCTCTCGATGCTCGTCTCCGAGCGCTCGTTCGAGGACTTCAAGAACGATAAGGACGGCATCGGTTTCGAGTTCGACGCCTCCGTGCACCGGTTCTCGATCAAGTCGACCGATACGGACGTGATCATCCAGGAGTACGACGTCTTCAACGGCATCAACCGGGTGAACGGCGCCGACGTCTGGCCCCGGTACTGACCCTTCGCGAATACCCGGAGGGACGGCCCTGACGCCGCCCCGACACGCCCCGCCGCGTGCGATGCCTCCGCGGCGGGGTTCCCTTCATCTTCTGACACGACAGGTGCCCCATGGCCGAGAAGACGATCACGCTGAAGAAGTCGAAGCTCACCGCCACGTTCGACGACGCCTACACCACCGACGCCGTCATCGCCGCGCAGAAGGCCTCGAAGCGCCGCCAAGATCTGGTGCCGGTCTACGTGATCCAGAACACGGTCACATTCGACGGGCGGCGCTGGACCGCCGGCGAGATCCGCCAGAAGCTGCCGGGTCGCGACTATTTCCAGCTCCTGCAGGAGCTGTTCGTGGACGATGCCGACGGCGAGGCCGCGTCGGAGGACGACGAGGGGGAGTAACGCTCCCCTCGGCCGAGGCGGTCGCCTGGATGGTCAAGCAGGGCTGGGCCTACGAGAGCCTGATGGCCATGCCGGCCCGAACCTTCGGGTTCTGGTTCCAGACCCAGATCGGACTGGCCGAGGCCGAGGCGGAGGCCGTCAGAGAGGCGCAGGAAAAGGCGGGATCCTGACATGCGCGTGATGCTCGTCCTGGAAGCGATCGACAAGGCGTCGCGCGTCATCAACGCGATCGACGGCGCGATCGGCAAGATCGACGGCACCGCCGCGCGCGTCACCCGCCGCATGCACGAACTGGCAAACGCGGCCGGCGGCAAGCTCGTCGATGCGCAGATGAAGCTGGTGAGCGCGCTCGCCTCGGCGGCCGCGATCGCGGCGCCGATCAACGACGCGGTCGACAAGTTCGCGACCTACCAGGATCTGCTGGAGGACGTCGGCATCATCGCCGACCTGGTCGGGGACAAGCTCGACGCAGTGGGCAAGAAGATCCGCGGCACGGCTCGCGCGGTCAATCAGAGTTCGAACGATTTGCTGAAGGGCATGAACGTGCTCATGGCCGGCGGTCTCGATGTCGGCGATGCCAGCGGGGTGATCGAGACGAACGCCAAGGTCACCAAGGCGTACAAGGCCGGTGTCGAGGACATCGGCAACACCACCGTCACCCTGATCCGAAATCTGAAGATCCTGCCTGCCGAGATCGGGCGTACCTTCGACGTGCTGGCCACCGCCTCCAAGGCTGGCAACTTCGAGCTCAAGGCGGTCGCTCAGTACTTCCCCCGCATCGGTGCTCAGTACGCGGCCATGGGGCAGACCGGCGTCAAGGCGGCCGCCGACCTGGTCGCCGCATTGGAGGTCATCAAGATCCAGACCGGCAGCGACGAGCTCGCCGCCGTCGGGCTCGAAGACGTGCTCAACAAGATGACGCTCGGCCCGGCCAAGAAGCACTTCGAAGAGCTCGGCATCGACATCGTGCAGGTGATGGAGGACGCAAAGAAGGCCGGCACGGTCATCGAGACCATCGTCGCGACGATCAACAAGGCGACCGGCGGCGACGTTTCGAAGATCCCGGACATCTTCGGCGACAAGCAGGCGATCGCAGGTGCCCGAGCCCTGGTGATGAACTACCAGGAGTTCTTGAAGATCCGCGAGGACGCACTGAAGAACGTCGGCGCGGTGGAGACCGATTTCTTGCGGCGCATGGAACTCGTCGTCGAGAAGGTCGAGGCGTTGAAGGTCGCCTTCACCGAACTGAGCATCACTGTCGGTCAGATCTTCGCTCCGATGGTCACGGAAAAGCTCACACGGCTGACGGATGCTGTCTGGGCTGTGGAGGCATGGACCAAGGCCAATCCGGAGCTGGCCCGGACCGCCGGCCAGGCGGCGCTGGCACTCGGCGCGCTGTTGGTCGCCGGCGCCGCGCTGCGCGTCGTCGTCTGGTCGCTGGTCGTGCCGGTGACTTGGCTCGGCGTGATGCTCGCCTGGGTCGGCCGGCTCGCGGTCATGGCCTTCCTTTTGCCGTTCCGGGCCGCGCTGCTGGCCGCGCGGGCCTCTGTTTTGCTGTTCAGAACAGCCGTGCTGTTGCTCGGCAGCGCGGCCGAGATCGCCGTGCTCGGCATCGCGATGCTCGGCCGCTGGTTGGCCTGGGTCGGCCGGACCGCCGTCGTTGCGGCCGTGCGCGGTATCGCGGTCCTGTCGCAGGGTCTGCTCTGGTTCGCCCGCGTCGCGGTCGCGACGGCGATCCGTGGTGTGCTTGCGCTCGGTGCGGCGTTGATGGCGACGCCGATCGGCTGGATCATCGCGATCGTCGCGGCGATCATCGCGGCCGGCGTCGCCCTCTATGTCTACTGGGACCGGGTAGGGCCGTGGCTGGCGGGCGTGTGGGCCGCTCTCGTCGCGCGAGGCCAGGCGCTCTGGGGCGGCTTTGTCGGCTGGCTCGATGGCCTGTGGCAGCGCATGGTCGCGAGCGCGACGGGCGCCTGGTCGGATCTCCTCGATTGGTTAGCCGGTCTGCCGGGCCGAGCCATGGCCGCGCTCGGCCGAGGCTGGGACGCGCTGGCGGCGGCGACAACGGCTCGGCTGTCCGCGCTGATGGCAGCGATCCCTGGCGCGCTCGATGCCGGATGGGCGGCGGTCGCTGCGTGGTTCGCCGGCCTCAAGTGGCCCGAGCTGCCCGCGTTCCCGGACCTCGGAAAGATGATCGACGACGCCTTCGGGGGGGCGCTGACGAAGCTCTCCGAATACTGGGGGCAGATCAAGGGCTGGTTCGGCGACCTCAAATGGCCGGAGCTGCCGGCCATGCCCGACTTCGGCAGCATGTTCGGCGGGTCCAAGCAGCTCCAGGACGCGTTGCCGGCGTCGCCGGCGGCGCTCGAAGGTGTGGCGCGCTCGACCGCCGCGATTCGGATCGACCTGGAGGCGATCGCCGCCACCAAGCCCGCGGCAGCGCTGGCGGGCGTCAACGAGATCCAGCGCGCCGCCGGCGACGTGACCGGCCTGATCAAGGGGATCGAGATCGCCGCCGGCATGGCGGTCGGCGCGACGCGCAAGATCCTCGGCGCCGCCAACTTCCACGCGGAGGGCGTCGCCATGATGGAGACGCTCGCGGCCGGCATTCGCGCCGGCTCGGGGGCGGCCGTGGCCGCCGTGCGCGGCGTGACGCAGCAGATCCGCGACCACCTCCCGCACAGCCCGGCGAAGGTCGGACCGCTGTCGGATCTCGACCGCGTCCGGTTCTCCGAGACGTTGGCCGGCTCGATCCGCGCCGGCATGCCGGCCGCGATCGGCGCGGCTCGAGCCGTGGCGGCCGGCATCGCCGCGACGATCCCGGGCGGGGCTGCGGCGCCCCAGCCGGTCTTCGCGCGGGCCCCGGCGATCGGCCGAAGTGGCGGTGCCGGCAGTTCGGGTGGCGGAGGTCCGGTGTCGATCAACCTGACCTTCGCGCCGCAGATCCACGGCTCGTCGGCCCCGGCCGACGACATCCGCAAGCTGCTGCCCGACATCGCCGACGAGCTGATGGACATCATTCAGCGCCGGATGGCGCGCAGCCGGAGGCTCGAACACTGATGTGGGGCCTGCTCGGAGACATCAGGATCGGCGAGGACGCCTGGGTCGGGCCGACCCGGCTCTCCGAGACCCGCAAGGGGCCGTTTCCCCAGCACGAGGTCGCGCGCGGCAAGAAACCCGTCCAGGACGTCGGCGACGACAATGACGAGCGCTCCATGTCGTTCTTCTGGGACGAGATCTGGTGTGATCCGCTGGAGGAGGCGCGCAAGACGATTGCGGCCTTCGACGCGCGCGACGTGCTCGGCTGGGTCGGCGGCGACGGCACCTTCGACGGGACGTACTGGCTGATCACCGAGCTGCAGATGGACACGCAGCGCACCACGGCGAGCGGTCGGCCGACGCGGATCGCGTGCGAAATGAAGCTCTTGGAGCGACCCGTTCCTGATCCGCTCTCGCTCCTGATCACTACCGCCAAGGCGACGGCGCTCGCGCTCGTGCCCTGGGCCTCGACCAATCCGGAGGGCCGCAAGTGACCGCGACCCATCTCGTCCACCTCGTCGCGGCCGGCGAGCGCTGGGACACGATCGCCTATCGCTACTATGGCGACGCGACCCGGTACGGGCCGATCATCGACGCGAACGTCGCGCTCTATCTCGGCACGCTCGGGCCGCTGCCGACCCATCCCGAAGTCGGCACGAAGCTGAAGATCCCGCTGCTCACCGCCGCTTCGACCGCCGAGGCGCCGGACCTGCCGCCCTGGCTGAGGACGGTCTGACATGACGGGCGGCATCTCGGCTCCGAGGTTCTGGCTCTACTACCGCGGCGTCGACATCACCAACGATCTGATGCCGATGCTGATCGAGTGCGAGTACACCGATCATGTGCACGGCAAGGCCGACGAGATCTCGGTCAAGGTCCAGGACAAGGACGGCATCTGGCGCGGCGCCTGGTGCCCGGAGCACGGCGACACGGTGCGCCTGGTCATCGGCTACGAGGACGGTATTCGGGTCGATGTCGGGACGTTCGAGATCGACGAGCCCGAAGCCGAGATGGACCGCGACGGCGACACGTTCAGCTTCAAGGGGGTCTCGGCGCCGATCAAGCAGAGCCTCCGGACCAAGAAAACCAAGGGCTACGAGAACAAGTCGCTCGCCGCCATCGCCAATGAGGTCGCCGGCGAGCACGGCCTGACCGTCACCGGCACGCCGCCGGACGTCGAGTTCGAACGCATCACCCAGCGCCGGGAACGGCCGCTCGAATTTCTGACGCGCCTCGCCGAGGACTTCGGCGCCTATTTCAAGGTGGTCGGCAAGCAGTGCGTCTTCATCGACCGGGACCAACTCCATAGCAAGGCGCCGGTGCTGACGATCGAGGCGACATCGGGCGACTATATCAGCGCCACCCTTCAGAAGGGGTCTCACAAGACCTATTCGAAGGCGAAGGCGACGTACTTCCACCAGGGCAAGAAGAAGAAAATCGAGGTTGAGATCCCCGACCCGAAAGTCACGAACGGCGACACGTTGCGACTGGACGACCGGGTCGAAAACGAGGGGCAGGCGCGCCGGAAGGCAAAGTCGCACCTCCAGAAGGCGAACCTGAAGAAGCAGACCGCGACGATCGAGATCCCCGGCAACCCGCTGGCGTGCTCCGGCTCCAACATCCGGCTTGGAGCCGGGTTCGGCAAGTGGGCGGGCAAGTACACCGTCGAAACATCGAAGCACAAATTCAGCCGCAAGGGGTACACGACCCATGTCGAGATCAACGGCCTCTGACGGCACCGGTGGCAACGCCTCCTACAAACGCGGGATCGTCAAGGAGAACCGTCCGGGCAAGTCGCGGGTCGAGTTCGCCGACGAGGACGGCACCGTTTCCTATTGGCTGACCTGGACCAATGGCGCCGCCGGTGCGTCGAAGACGTTCAACGCTCCCGATATCGGCAGTCAAGTCAACTGCCTGATCGATGAGTACGGCGAGGACGGTACGATCCTCGGCGCCTCCTATTCTGAGGTCGACACGCCGCCGACGCAGAACCTCAAGCACACCAAGATGGTCATGGAAGGCGGGCTCGACGTCGAGTACGACAAGGCGACCGGCGCCTTGACGATCGTGTCGCCGACGTCGATCGTGCTGAAGGTCGGGGGGGTCACCGTGACGATCGGGCCGGGCGGCGTCGACGTCGACGGCGGCTACATCAGGAACGACGGCCACCTCACCGACAAAGACCACGTCCACGACAAGTCGATGCCGGGGCCGGGCACCACCGGCAAGCCGCTCTGACCTGATCGGGGAACGCCGATCCCCGCAGCCAGGACCAGCCGACGCCTATCGTCGGCGCCATGGCTCTCATCGTCGACCACCGTCAGATCTCCTATGCCCATTGGCAGCCGCGCATCGGCCGCGCGGCGTCGCACATGGGCGAGATCGTCGCCGGCATCGACGACATCGAGCAGGCGATCGGCACGATCGTGCTGACCGAG